ACGCCACACCGCTTGCCCCTGATTTCCGAAGCCTGCGCGCGGGTAAGAGCCATCAGTTCTGGATCAAGGCCGGAAAGCGTGATCGTCACCGGCTCAATCGAAACGATAGCCGAAGCCTGAACGCCATCTATGGACGCCAGTTCGCCAAGGCCAAGCCATTCCGTGTTATCTGCGGCGGTAAAAGTCCCGCGCCCCGTCCAGCAGCGTATCGTCTCGCTGGCAAACTCAAACTTGACGCCCAACGCAACGTGAACATTTCTACCCGAAACCATCTCTTGAACGGTCTTGGAGAAAAAGACTTCTTGCGTCACCAGTTTGCCTCGATGAAATCGACCGACACGCGAGAGATGCGACCGAACTCTACGCTTTGAGAGAGCGCCCTTGAGTCCGTGACTAGATAAGCAACCATACGGGGGTCATCTATTTCTAGCTGCGTTCCCGCGTCATAGGCAGAGCGTAACGGCGGCCATATAGACCATGTGTCGCCGTCTATGCCGTGAACAACATGCAATCTGCCGTTAATCTCAAAATAATCGCCAGCCTCTACGCTAGATGCTGTTGAATTCTCTACCGAGATTAATACATCACCCCGCGCCGCCGCCGTCAGCAGATAACAATCGCCGGTCGATTGCGTGAAGGTCGCGCCGTCTTGAAACTCTGACCAATCCGTAGCGTCATTGCCCCAGAAAAGCGGTTCTGATGTTCCCCAGAGAAGCTCATTTGCTCCCCAATAGAGCATATTCTTGAGTTGGCCTGTTTGGTCGAAATAAGCGACATCAGGGCTAATGCCATTTCGCTTTGCCAGCATGTTCGGGGAGAACTCTGGCTTTACATAGATCGGCCTTGCAAACGCCCCTATCGCTGTCCAGATAGACCGGAACTGGCGGAACTTGTCGCCGTAAACGGGTATGCCCTCATACGAGATAAGCCAGCCGCCTGCGCTTGAAGAAACGACCTGTTCACGGCCATCCAGCGGCTTTGGCCCTTTGAATACGGGGCGATCAATCGTCGCCGTCATATTCATCGGGGCTAGATTATCGGGCCATAAGGCGATGGTCGGGTCACGCATCAGAGCGAACGCCTCTGCGCTTCAGCCATGATATTCGGAACGCGCTTTAAGCCCGAATTGATCATTTGCTGCACGGTGACGATGATCTGTCCATCGCTCATTTGGCGGGCGTCCACCTGTGAGTTTGAATAATTATTGATGGTGATCTGCGGATTGCTGCCCTTGCCCAAAGGCGTGATGTTCGCCGGGCCAGTAACAAGCTCCGGACCTGCCTCGCCTGCAATACCCCATTTGCCAGATGGGATAGAGCCACCTTCAGCGAAGAAGCCAGAGAACAAGGAAGTCGCGCCTTTAGCCAGCATACCAAGTATGCCGCCGGTTTGGCCGCCCGATCCAGCCAGTCCACCTAGCTGGCCGAATATACCCTGCCCGGTAAGAGCGCCCTGCAATGCAGAACTGGAAAGCTGCTTCACGACATCCTTGAGGACATCGGACAGTTTCTTGCTTCGCGTAACCAAGCCTTCTAGCGCATTGATCGTGAAGTCGGCAAACTGGCGCATCGCGTCATTGAGCGCGTTTTGAGCGCCTTTTAGCTGATCGACATTATCTTTATATTTTGCCGTCGACGCTGCGATATTTTCAATTTCCGCGCGCTGCTGGGCGGTGAGGGTCTTGCCCTGCTCTTTGGCGATGTTTTCAGCTTTAATAAGCGCGGAGAACTTTTCTTTTTCGACATTGCCAAGCGAGAAAGTATCGACTTCGTTTTTTGCAAGCTGATTAGCTTCCTTCAGATTGTCGATATATTCTTTTAGCTGGTCAGTCTTGCTGCTTTTGCTACCACCAGACTTTGCCTTTGCCGTAGACAGGCCGCTAAGATCGGTTGTGCCGCCAACATCAATCGTCGGTAGGCTTGTCTCTTTTACGCCTTTCGGCATGTTGAGATAGTCCGACATTCTATTATAGTCGGCCATCTTTTCATTATAGGCATTTGTGTCGGGAGCCTGCCCCCCCATAAACGACTTGGCGTATTCGTAGGAATATTTCGCCTTTGCCATCAGCTTGTCGATCTGCACCGAAAACCGGGCAAACGCATTAGCGATAGCGTCTATGATGCTGGTGACGTTTTCCTTGATTGCGTAAACGGCCTCAATCGCCGTGTCCGCAATCGCCTTCCATGTATTGCTGGCTATTGTGCGAAGTTCGCGCCATTTTTCCTCAATCGGCTTGGTCGAGTCCTCAACCGCGCCAACCGAGTCATCAGCGAACTTACGAACCGCATCGCCGCCTTCATTAAAGACGCGACTAAACTCAGCGGATAGACCTAGAAACTTTATAGCGTTGAGCTTGTCTAATTCATTTGAGCCGGTTCTGACCTTTTCCGCGATCAGTTGAAACAGTCGGGCAAATTCACCCGGCTTGCTTAAATCAAAGTTGTTAATGTTGATGCCAATTAGCTTCAGCTTATCAGCAAAGTCGCCCCCGGCAATCTGGGCTTCCCTGATCTTCTGGGCAAGACCAACCATGTCCTCGCGCAGCTTGGCGGGATCGACGCCTAGAATATCGGCCTGACGGCTAAATTCCCTGAGAGCAGATCGGCTTGTGCCTAATGCTTTGGCGCTATCTGACAGCTTTTCTAAAGCTGTTTGAGATGAATAAGCAGCGTATGCAATAGCCGCGATGCCGCCTGCTAATATTTTCACCGCGTTTTTGGCAGTGGCTATTTGCTCTACAAAACCAACCAGAGAGCCTTTACTAGAAGTAAAGACATCCTGAATCTGAGCGCCTTGCTGAATCAACACCATAAAAGGACTTTGGCCCGAAGCAAGGCTGACAGTTACGTCAGACATTTGGCGGCCAAGATTGATCATCTCGTGGCGGGCAAGACCGATAGCTTTGGCGGATTTCTGGCCCATCGCTTCAGCTTGCTGCCCAACGCTGGACATGCCTTCGGCAATCAAACGATGCGACTTTTGCCAATCTTGCCATTGATTTATGGCGCTAGCAAAGCTCGCGTTATCGTTGCGTGGGCCGGATGCCGGTTTGGAGGCAGTAGTCGTCGATACCGGAGCGGGAACCGCGACAGACGAAAGCCCCTCACTTGCTGAACTCAGCGCGTTTTTGATCTCAGCAGATGCACGGCGGAAGTCACTTGATATTCTAACAGCGCTTTTCGACGCTCTATCTGCCAATTCGTCGAACGACTTGGCGCCCTTTATTGCCTCTGCAACATCAACGTCCAGCTTTACTTTATCGGGCTGTGGGATGATTGGCTTTTTTAGCGGCGCGTATTCTAGGTTTATTTTGTCTGGCTTCGGAACAGATGGTTTTACAAGTTTCGTCTGTTCGAGGCGAACGACATCCGGCTTTGGAACAGAGGGTTTTTTTAATTTGGTTTGCTCAAGAACGACTTTATCTGGCTTTGGGACAACGGGCTTTTTGAGGGGCGAATATTCGAGATCAACCTTGTCTGGTTTTGAGACGACCGGCTTTTTGACCTTTCCGTATTCAATATCGACGAGAGCTTTCAGGTCGCCTTTTAGGCTTGCTTTGATCTTAGCGACCGCGCCGGATACGCCTGCGGCCATGTTGCTGAAATCGCCAGTTACCCCAGCCGAATTAGCTTTGACCTGATCGACAAACTTATCAATACCATTCTTGGCTTTATTAAAATCTGCCGGAATGGCGCTGATAGATGTAGCGGCTTTTTGCCCAAGACCCTCAAAAGACTGGGCTGATGTCTTTACAGCATCGGCCAGCTTTCTGGTTTCAGCCCGCGTGCGAGCAATACCAGCCTCTAGGTTCTTTGTGTCGGCGATAAAGTCATAGCGGAGTGCGCCGACAACTGTTTCAGCCATTAACTTCCTCATTGGTGTTAATAGCTGCAAACATTTCTTCGACTTCCTCTGATGTAAGTGGCGATATACCCGCCTCTTTGCTCACGCCTTTTGCTTCCAGATAGCCATCTATTGCGGAAAAGAACTCCGGCAAAGACATTTTCCAGAAGTCATCTGGGCGCATCCGAAGATGGCCCAGACCTATTTTCATCCACGCTTTCCAGCGTTCCTTGCCGCTAAAGGGCGCTTTTCGGCCTTTTGCGCTCCATCTTGTTGTGCGCTAAAGCCAGAGCTTTGCAAGAGTTCCGTGATCATTTCCATGAACTCTTGAGGCGTCCAGCCAGCAAGTTCCTTCTCGCGGGCGGGGGTTAGATCAATGCCATTTCCCCGCAATAGTCCGCGCATGAACTTTAAGAGGCGTCGGGCGCTGATCTTGCCATCTTCGCCAAAGTTCAACGCCTCCTCGAAAGACTCGACATCAAACTCGTTTTCAATTTCAGCCAGCGCGCCAAGGCCAAGACAAACCGTAAATGTCTCAGCCCCAATTTTAACGTCGCTATATCCGCGTGCTTTGTTAGCCATGTAGCCTCGTTTACGCCGGGACTGTCGCAGTTGGCGTATAGGTGATTGTTGGTGATGCGGTGCTTGTCAGCTTTACCGTGAAAGCCACAGCCTCATTATAGGTAGCGGTTATTTCGTATTCAGAAACGACAAAGCTGCCAACAATTGATATGCCGGCGCTGGTCGCGCTCGAAAGAAGCTGGAATACCTGAGACGCGCCGGAAGCGACCAAAGATGGAAGCAAATGAGTTGGCGCATCTTTTTGATACAAACCAGCCCCAGATATTTCCAACTCTACGGTTCCTGTGTCACCTAAAAGAACCCGCCACCTATCTGTTGAAGCCGGGTTTGAGATAAGAATAGATTGGCTTCCGCTCGTAGGCGTCCCCGTAACCGTCGCAACCCTTGTTGTGCCATTATACGCCGTAATCGGGTATGATGTGCCACCAACAATGACGACTTCTCCGACATAATAGCTATTTACCGATGAGACGGTTGAG